TTATATAGGCGAATTCCATCGACCTCTTTTTTATCTAACTCTAGATCTCCTAGATGATTTTCAACAGTAAACATTATTTAAATAAAAAACTAAAAGGACACTTGCCAACTTTACTGGTTTGAGAAAACAACTTGTGTTTATAACCTTTGGCATCTCTTCTTGCATATAAATCAGTTTCCACTGATTCTTTATACTCCTCAGAATATTCCTCCTTTTTAAGAACAATATCATCATCCAAATTATTTGAATAAAAAGATATTCTAAAGAGAGGATCGCCCTTTCTTATTATAACAGGTTTTCTCTCATTGACAAGAGTAAACGCAACACTTATTGTTCTTGACCAGTTAGACAAGTTAAACCAAGCAGGAACACCAACAATATTATTGTTCAATGATGTCATAGGATGATCATTCTGTTCAATCCATACATCATCATCATGAGTCCAAAATAAAAACTTTGGAATGTATAGTTGAAATACAGGCATTGGAGAATTGATATGTTGATCATCAATATCAATAAACTGTATCATACTATTATCCTTTATACTAAGAAGAGGACCACTAGGAGTCCTCTCAATAGAAAAAACAATTTCAATAGGAGAATATCCTACAAAAGTTCTTTGATTTTTATGGGTGAAAGCAGGGCATTGTTGATAGATATAACCCTTATCAATGATGTCTGAAGTTCTGACTAATTTAGATCCTAACTTATAGACATCAGCATAATGTATGGTTTTTGGCATTACAAATTTAAAGCCATCTTCCGTATCAGATACTCTCTTACAAGACCAGAACGAACAATGTCATTAATATTAAACTCTACCATCTCAAATAGTTCAGGTAGTTGTTGAATGATCTTCATGAAATCATGAATTCCATTCTTCTCATTCTGTTTAATAAGATCGGTTTGAGTAGCATCACCACAGAACATGATTTTAGAATCTTCACCTATCCTTGTTATTATACTATCAAGTTCGTGAAAATTCAAGTTCTGACATTCATCAATTAAAACAATTGATCTATCAAGAGTAGTACCACGGATAAATGAAGTACTCCAAAACTTAATAGTCTCTTGTGCTTTCAAGTTTGCATAAAGCATCTCGAAGTCTGCATCAGTAGCCATCTCAAACATATACTTTACCATATGTTTATAAGGAATCTGATAGAGAGAAGACTTATCTTCATGATCTCCAGGCAGGAAACCAATCTCTCTCGTAGAAACCAAAGATCTAACTATAAAAACTCTATCATAAGGAGTACTAGGATCAAGAACATCCTTTAATGCTAGGTAAAGAGCAGCAAAAGTCTTACCTGTACCAGCACAACCATAGGCAAAAATATTTTTACCTTCATCATAACCATCAAATAGTTTCTTTTGGTTATCTGTTATTGGTTCGATCTTATTGAGAAGATCTGTGTTAATGGGTTTCTTTCTTTTCATTTGCTTAGCAGTTAGGCCTGCACCTACAGGTCCATTTTTTTTCTTACTTGCCATTACTTATTAATCTTTGTTACACGAGAACCAGCAACCTTAGATGCTTGTCCTAGAACTTCGTTCCAACTGGGGTTCTTAGTGATGAGTTTATCTCTCCACTCACCAACTTCCCCTAGTCCTGCTACACCTGCTTGCCAATCTTTATCCCAATCAGGATTATCTTTTCTCCACTGTTCATACTCTTTCATTGTCATAGAAATTTCTTTCGTTTCTCTCGTTTCTTTATGAATAACAGGATAGGTAGGCATGAGTTTAAGTAATGTAAATTTATTTAGACCCATTCAAGGGCTTTGGCAACTACTGGGAATTGTTCACTAAAGATAGACCGAACTCCTTCAGCAACATCCATGTGTTCTTTCTGAGTTCCATGTGCAGAACGTAGATCAACATAATGTATCCATGATCTTACACTACCTGTCATATAAAGGCGAGTAGGAGTAGCGAGAGGAAGAACAAATCTTGCACATTCTTTAGCAACACCCGACTTTAACATCTTTTGATACAAATCCATAGATGATCGGAATAACTTTTCCATCTCCAATTGAAAATCTTGAACTAGAAATTCATCTAAGTCATCAGTAGAGTTCTGTCTATTCTTTGTATCTTGTTTCCTAAGTTGTGGTAGAGGAATCTTGTCACCCAACAGACTACTATCAGCATACCTTTGAGAGAACTCTTGGTATGTAAATGATCTATGTCTTAATATCTGTGCTGCAAGACCTCTCGTAGTATTTATTTCCACAGTCATAAAAGCCTGTTCAAATACAGACCAGTGACCGTGCTTAATACAATAAGATAAAAGACCAGAGATCTTTTCATTCTCTTGATTGTTAGGGTTACTAACACGAGCAACATATGCCATTAGCTTTTCAGCATCTGGTGTTACACTTACTAATTCAACCGTCATCGTCTTCAAATACCTCATCATAATCACTTGGGGAAGAGAATGCTTGTTCATCCGTCTGGATATAAGCATCCACATCAGAATAAACCTCAGCTTCTAGTGCATCTACCAGAAGTTTAAGGTTCTTAACTATTAGTTTTAGTTTGTCTCTCGCTGGTTCCATCAGCTGTGTCTCCATAATCTTTTAATAATTTAGAAATTTTTGTTTCTTGACCACTCAAAGTTTGAATTTCATATAAGTTTGTCTTCATATACTTCTTGAGGTTTTTATATTCTTTGGTAAGTTTATTAACCTCCTCGTAATTAATTTTTACACCTTTTTTCTCTTCACCGCCACCAAATCCAAAACCAATTTTACTCATTCTTCTGGCCCCACAATTTTCTTTTTCCTTCTCCGAGGTTTAGAGGGTTTCTCTACACCCCAAAGTTTAGGACTCATTAAACCAGGCCCATACTCAATGGATACTAATTGTGATGAACCAAACTTGTCATAGTACATATCAAAAATATTAACTCTACTAGCAGCACGAACTAAATCGGTTCTAAGTTCTTTCTCATGTTTATATGTTACAACATAAGCATCTGATGGAAGATACTTATTAGTTCTTTGTTCTTCATTACAATTTTCAACAATCAATTCAGTAGAATATTTATTGTTTAATTGTTCCTTTTCCTTAGCAGTCCAATAAAGTTTTGGTCCTTTAACTTCTTCAGTTTTAGTTTCAACTTTTGCTTTGGCCATACTATGCTCCTCTTCCTCCCCATTCGATGTCTGGAAATGCTTCTGTTACAACTGCCTTAGTTATCTTATACTTATCAGTGAGTTTCTTATCCTTCATCAAACATATTACTTCAGCTTCATCTGAATGAAGTCCTTCTAATAATTGTAGGAATAATTGTTCTCTCTTTACTGGTTTAAGAAAATCATTACCACCTTTAATAAAGTTATAAAGAACTTTATGTTCATGTGCTAGGTAAGTATGTTCTGTACCTGCTGGTGCTTCATTCTTATCAAAAGGAACTTCTCCTTCTGGCAAAACAGATACAACAGAGTCATCAAAATTCCAAATAAGAACAGACTTTAAATGTAAAGACTCATTCTCTTTTAATACTTGAATTTTCTTTGCTTTAGTTCTCTGTTTAGAAACCTTAGCTAATACTTCACTTAATAGTGGATTACTTGGTAGTCTTTGATCACCAAGTTCAGGATGTGTTTCAGTCATTGTCATAGTTAATCTTCTTCTAGTTCTTCCTCATCAAGAATGAGGTCTGCATTTTCAAATCTAAACGAAATTACTTCGTCAGGGACTAAGTTACCATGTTCGTCAAACATTTCAGGGTGTACAGGAAAGTAACTCATTTGTTGTTGCTGTACATGTTGTTGATATAACCAACCTATTATACCACCAACTAAGAGAAAAAGCACGGAAAAGAGTGCTGTAAAGGTCAATGTAACATCTAACATCTTACGCTCCTGTTTAATTTGGGTTTGTTTAAACTGTTGTTGTAATAAATCCCTCCTTGATGGTTGCAGCATTAAACTTATGCCTTTATTTATTCGTAGATTTCCTCCTTCCTCTTCTTTTATCTGTTTCGTATCGGGAGGCATCTTCTAGAATTGTATTAAGATAATTTCTAATTTTTCTGGCATCTGGTTTAGGTATGTGATGATATGCTTCACGAAGTTGTTTGTGATCATTGTCATTACCACCCTTTATGTACTCATCTAACTCATGAATTACTTCTTTCAATTCAGAAGCAGTACTACTTTGATTAAATTCCTTTACATCAATACCAGTTGTTTTAGAGGACTTAAGATAGTCATAAAACTTTAATAGAAATTTCTTTTTTTCAAATGCATAGTCAATAGCCTGTTCTACAATAAAATAGATGTCGTCTTTAACTGTTACTGTCATTTAAATTAGTTTTTTTTCTTGAAGGTACTGTAGTGTTTCCATACATCCCCCAAGTTTTTTACCATCTACGGTTACTTGAGGGAACCCTTTTCCTTGCCCGAACTCTTGATTGAACTGATCTTTTGTAAAATGTTTGTCTAGATTATAGACAACAAAGTTCTGGTTCGAGTATTCTAACAGTTGTTTCGCTTTGGTGCAATATTTACAACCGTCTTTCGAGTATATAGTGAAGTTCATTTTTGTGGCAACCTCTTGTTAATGGTTATGGTCTTTGATTTTCTCTTCCCATTCTTTAAAAGATGATTGGCAATCAGGTGGTTCAGGATGCTTATATCCTTTAATTTTCATCCACTTATTATGCAATGCACCCAACACCCATGACTGAGAAAGACTCTTAGGACCATTCTCAAGTAGATCTAGCTCATACTTACTAGAGGTGTACGCTTTGTACTCCTCTCTCCAATTGGTATCATCCCAATCCTTACTTACCATTGACAGATTCCCAATCCGCTTGGAACAAATCTAATCCTTTGTCAGTAAGAATATGGTTATACATTTTATCAAATACTGCGACTGGCATAGTCACAATATCAGTACCACCCATGAAACATTCAGACACACTCCTAACGTCCCTCAGAGACGCTGCCAAGACCTGTGTACGTGCTAATTGTTCCTTATACAAAGTAGATATATCTTTGACCAACTGAACACCATCAAAAGAATTGTCATCAACTCTTCCTACAAATGGTGAAACATATGCAGCACCTGCTTTAGCAGCAAGAATAGATTGTGCAACTGAGAATATAAGAGTTACATTAACTCTGATACCATCTCTCGCAAGATGAGCACAGGCTTTAAGACCATCTGATGTACAAGGTACTTTAATAGTAGCACACTTACCAAACTTTTTGTGGAGTCTCTTACCCTCAGAGATCATATTCTCTGCATTACCAATGACTTCCATACTAATATCTTGAAGTCCTACATCTTTTATTTCTTGGTAGACTTCTTCTTGTTTCCTACCACTCTTACGAATCAGAGTTGGGTTAGTAGTAACACCGTCAATTAAACCAGTTGACCATCTACTTTTAATAAGATCAACTTCAGCTGTGTCCAGAAAAATTTTCATGATTTGTCTTTTTGTTGTACGTTATATTCGATCACAATTTTTTCACTGGTTCTACCAGAGTGACCGTATGTGGACAAATGTTGATAAGTGCCACCTAATTCTTCGGCAAGTTTCTTTGCCTTCTCTAATAATTCTGTTTTCATTGTTTTTTCTTACGATTCCTTTCAAGTTCTAATTGTCTTTCAAATTCATATTTCATTGTAGATAATGGTTGAACTAAAAATTGTTCCCATTCATTATCTTCAATAAGATCTTCAAGATGTGCCACATGTTCTAGTGCAAAAACTAATTTAGTTTCATTATTCATTCTCATAACCTATTGAATCTATATCCACTAATAAGAATACAAGCAACAACTAGTCCTACAAAGGACACCATAGTACCATAAGGATGTTCTAACATGTCAATAAAGATTTTCTTCTTGTTCCGTTAATAGTACCACATCAGATGTGGGTTGTGCAACACATGTTAAGACATACCCATCTTCTAATTGATCATCGTCTAGGAAAGACTGATCTGTTTGGTCTACTGTTCCTTCTTCTAATTTCATTGCACATGAGGAACAAGCTCCTGCTCTACATGATGAGGGATGATCTTCGCCCGCTTCTTCTAATGCTTCCAAAATATAAGTATCGTCTGAACAATCAAATGTAGATTCACCACCGTCAGGCGTCTTGAGTGTAACTGTATACGATGCCATGTAACTTTTGCAATACAGATTTATATATAAAATCCTGATGGCTCAAAAATAGCCTGCGTATTTTTTTCGCTATATTTGAAAA